GTCTTACATAATCTTGAGAATAGTATCTACCAATATATGGTTCTGCAGTAGCAGCAACATTAATTCTTTCGTTAAAGAGTTCTGTTTCTTTTAATTCAGAGAAGTGATTATCATATAAGAAATCATATTGAATATGATCACTCATAATATCCCAGTCTTCTGGGGTCACAACATTCTTCAGAATTAACTGTGTTTTGAGCATATCATGGAACATTCTAGAAAATCTCTTTCTTAAACGTCCAACAAATTTAGTGAATTTTAATTCATCACGTAGTATTTCTGATGATCTTCCTAAATTAAATCCTCCTTCTCCGTCCATTCTAGATGGTGGAACATTGAGTGAACGGTACAATTTCTTCTTGAAGTACTCAATGTCAGTGATTTCTCCAAGGTTTTGACCTCCAGGAAGAGTAGAAATTTCAGTACCACGTCCTCCTTCCCTTCTGGGTAACCAGAAATCTTCCAACATCGCCATATACTTTTTGTCATCACGAATCTCACCAGTGTTTGCGTCGTATACTAATTTGTTACGATACCTCATCATAACATCACGAAG